ATTGCCACATCTCAGTTAGAATCTAGTACAAATTTTAATTGCTCTAAATCATCCCTTGATAGTACATTAAATTCATCTTGTGTCATGATATTATATTTAAAAAGTAGTTATCACTCTTACGCTTCACGTTGGTGTAAATTTATTAGATTCCAAATCATCCTTATCTCATACTAAAATAGCAGAGGCTGGATGACTGCCTTCTGCTATCGTAAGATTAACATCTCAGCTATCTAAATCAAATTTATTGTATTCTTTATCATCCCTAGTTGTCATAATCTATTATTTAGATAATAAATCTATAAGAGTTTCTTTTTTAGCATTTTGAGGAAGTTTTATATCTCTTGCTTTAACTTCTTTAACTAAATCATTATAACTCATTTCAGAAAGTTCAACTGTATCTTTAGTTTCTTCAGGAGTATCTACTTCATCTATAATTTCATCCAAAGCTTCTATTCATACTGCAGGTTCATCTTGAGCTTCTGTACCTGATATAAATGCTTCTAATTGTTCAATTGTAACATTAGAGTTTTCAGTAACATATCATTTAAACTCATTAAATAATGCATTTAATTTTTCTAATCTTTCAGTTGCTACTGCATTTGTAGTTTTTAGGCTATTCATTTCTGCAACTAAAGTTTGGTTAGTTTGAATTGATTCTAATAGTTCTAATTCTTTATTTGAAACAGCTATTTTTTTATCATTGATTTCTTTTTCTATTTCTTTTAATGCTTCTGTTTTTTCAGCAACTTGAGTTTTTAATAGTTCTGCTTTATCGTTTTCAGCTTTAATTCTAGATTCTTGGAAGATTCATCTTTTAGTTTCTAGTTTAGCTTCATTTTGCATATTTTTAGCTTCATCCAAAATAGCTGTATTTGAATTTTCTTTATTCATTAACTTAGATTCTCTTTTTTCAATTTCGATTAATCTAAGAGCATTTTGTTGAGTTTCATTTGCAACTTTTTCTTCTTTTTTTCTTAATTCTTTATAATTTTTTTCATTATCTTCAGCAAATTGAGATAAAATACCTTCTTTTTCTTTTCTCAGTTCTTCGTTATCAATTTTAGCTTGATCTAGTCTATCTACTTGGACAGTAATATCATTTTCAAGTCTTTTATTTGTAGAAACGAAATTCTTATTTAAAGCTTCTAATTCTTTATTTTTCTTTTCGTTTTCTTTTAAAATAGCTTCAGTTTTCTTTAGAGCTATTCTCATTTCAACTAATTGTTCTATTTCAACACTCATAATAATATTATTTAGTAATTAAAGTATTTGTTTTAGTATAATCTTTATTAATCTTTTTACAATATTTTATATACGTCTTTGTAATTTCTATTAATTCTTTTTCGTGCTGTTTGCTTATCTTAATCTCATTTTTTCTATTATGTTCTTCTATTCTCTTAATACGCTCTTTGTTAGATATTCTTTTAGGCATTTTAGGTTTGGTTATATTTCCATATAAATCATCAAGTTGTTTTTCTTTTTCATCTACATACTTTAGATATTTCAGATGAATATATATTTAAATCCCTATAAACATTTGACATACTTTCCCAAGTCTTTATGAATTTTCAAGTTTTAGTATATTGGTCTACCTTTATACTACAATTACTTAATTTTCAAGTTTTTCATTTATTAGGTCATTTATATCATAAAACATCATATTTATGTCTTTCATTTTCACTTCTTGTTACCCATTCTAAGTTTTTTATCCTGTTATCTCATCTTACTCAGTTTTTATGATTACACTCTAATTTAGGAGTTTTTGCAAAATATTGTAAAACTAATCTATGTACTTTAAATTGTTTTATTTTATCTCATTTAGATAAGTTAACCTTAAGATATCATCATCTTTCTTCGCTAGCCACTAATATTTTAACCTTAGTATCTTTAAAACTTTTTACTTTTCCTAAATTACTTATTTGATACTTTCATTCGTATCAATCTATATCTTTCCATATTTCTTGCATAGTATTTCTACTTAAACTAACACTTGAATAGGCTGTTCGCTAGTACCGAGTCAAATGTTAGTTAAAATAGGCGAACATTTAAACTAAGCAATTTGATTATATTTATATATAATTTAATAGCAACTATTTATTTTGAAAACTGCCTAGGGCTAGCTAGCTGTTTTATTGGTAAGCTTACCATTAGCTCTCGGATTTGTGCAGACCAAATTACCATAGAATTTCATTGTAGTTTGAAATGCAGGGATTCTAGCACCATTTGTATCATAAACATTAGTCATGATAGAACCTGAACCATCAGCTAAATATTGAAGTTTATTCAATTCAGCTAGTGAGAATGAACTTGTATCTAATACAAATAAGTTTCCAGCAGGACAGTCGTAATCAGAAACCATAGGAATTGGTTGTGATCCAACTGAAACTTCTAGACCTTTAAATCATCCTTTTAGATCCACAGTATTCATGAATCTTTTTTGAGAAGCTAATAGGCTTGAGTATTTGTTTTGTAGAGTTACAGTAGTCATGATTAAATCAGGATCACCGAATTCTGCAACATCAGCAACTAAGTCTATGATTTGAGCTTCAGTTAATACTGCAGAAGTAGCATCAACGTAAGAATTTGTCCAATCATTAGTAGCTCTAACTATCCCTTGAAAACTTGAACCTGCGTCCACTGTTTCATTTGATACAAGATTACTAAGACCATCTAATTCTTCATATTGAGAATCTGTAGTATTGTAAGCACCTTTTGTGATAATTACATCGTTATCTGCAGTAGTAACAGCTCCTGTAAATGTAACAGAAGTAGCAGAGTTTATAGTAGCAACAGTAACTTCATCAGCAGTACCAGCTTCAATTTCAGCTGTAGTACCAACTTCAAGAACTTGTCCAACTCTTAAGAATCTAGTAGAATCAACAGTTTGAGTAGCAGTAGCAACACCAGCTCCATCTATAAGAGTTAGAGTACCTTTACCATCTCAAAATAATTGTCTGTTTAAAGATTTTTTGAATTCCATCTCTAAATCTCTACCTAATTTTTTAACTAAACTTACTAACGAACCTGGTTTACCTTTTGCAGTTTGGATAGCAGAATCCCATATAATATGAGAACCATAACCATACTTAGCAGAAACTACCATTTGTTGATCAGTAGATTTACCTGTAGTAATAGCACCTGTAGCACCTGTAAAACCTACTCATGAGTGACCTGAAGTCAATGCAGTGATATAGATTTTATCGTTGTTAAATGTNACACCATCCATATTCTTTTTAAAGTATTTTAATAATACAGTTTTATTGAATAGTTGGTCTTGAATTGTTGGCAATATTAATTTTTCTAACAAAGCCGATATTTGAGCAATTGTGATCATAATAAGATTATTATAAATATAAGATTATGTTGTTTGCCCAATTGAATCTAAAATTTCTTTAGCAGATGCTTCAAAATCTTCATCCCCATTAGCGAAAGTCGGATTTCTTTTAGTAGGCTCAAAGTTGCCTTTGTTTCCTTTATCTACTTCAGTACCAGCTTTTTCATACTTTTTAGCATAAATTTCAGCTTGATACTTAAAATTATATAATTCAATTGGATCTTTTGGTAGGAAGTTTTTTTCTTTTGAAAATTCTAACAATTCTTTAATATCGAATTTTGGTAATCAATCTTTTCAATCCATTTCAGCAGTTAATTCAGCAATTCTTTTAGAAAGACTTCATGTTTCTGCTTTATTAATAGTTTCTTGAAGTTCTTTTATCTGACTGTCTTTATCAGACATATCATCTTCCATATCTTCAAGTTTATCTTGTAATTTAGATAACTTAGTATCCATTCAAAGCTTTTGAAGGTTAGATTGTTCTTCTTTCTCATCATCTGACAAAGAGTTCACTCTATCTTCTTCAGTCTTAATTTTCTCTAATAATTTATCATATTTACTTTGGACTGCATTCTTTTTCTCAATTTCTTTATTAAGTCTAGAACGTGGAATTTTTAATTCATCTTCCTTTGGAGTGTCTAGTTCTTTTCATGCTTCTTTTTTTACATCTTCTTTTGATGGTTCCTTAGCATTCGCACCTTTTACAGGTTCCTTAGTAGGTTCCTTTTCAGGATCTACGTTTGGCTCTTTTCACTCCAATTCGTTTAATATGTCTAATCATTTCTGATCCATATCAATAACTTCAGGTTCTGCTCCTGACTTTTCAGTATTTTCTTTTCCCATTTGTTAGTAATGGTTAATGTTAAAACACTTTTTAATGAGGTTTAGCCCTCTATAATCTTATAGACTACTACTTAGGCAAGTTCTAACCAACCTGCCTAAACAGCAACCGACAAAATTGTTGCTATGCTATATTATTTATTTTTATTTTCAGGAACTTTTAATTCCTCTTTAGTATCTTTTGGTTTTTCTTCAGAAACTTTTCAAGGAAGCACATCTATACTTCACAAAATTTCTGTTACTAATGGATATGCTTTAGTTCATTGAGCCCTTAAAGCGACATCAGCTAATATTGACACTTTTTCTAGTCACTCTTTATCTACTACAATTTTCATAATTATATGGTTAGAAATATAAGTTGTATAAACATTGTATACAATAGTTAATCTATTAAAAATTTAACTATTGTCAAATTCTTAAATAGATTCTCAAAATTCTAAAGTAGCACTCATTAATGCATTTATAGCTTTTTTTTCTCCCATTATTATAAGATAATCTCACGGATTAATAATAAAGTCTATTTTATCACTTGGGTTTCATAATACAAAAGGCATTAAATTCGATACAGGTCATCTTGTTATAGTATCACATTTATTTATATCAACAACTACTGCTCATGACAAAGATACATCATGATACTGTAGAACACTATCATCATATCTATCAATTAAAGACAATCACGTAAATGCTGAAGCATCTTCGGTTCTTAGAAATTGAAATCTAGAAGCATTATCTGTTCATAATATCATTCTTAATAGTCTTACATCTCTCCTATTTATACCTGTTTTATGTATTAATTTATTATAAACTACTAATAATGCTACAGGAGGAGATTTACTTGAGACCGAAACATCATCAGCATTAACTATTCATGTATATGTTAATCACTCATTTTGTCATCATTCTGAATCTATATTAACACATCATACCCTTATTTCAACTTCTGTTCAATCAACATTCTCTGAAAGATACATAGATGGGAGAGCAGGATTTGCAATACTTACATAATCCAAAGTTCATAGATTTTTAATAGTATGAACAAGTCTTAAATTTATAAAAAAGAAGAAATCTCATACTCATCTCCATTGAAATTGAATATCAAACAATTCTCATTTTTCTAAATCTATATCCTGCATATCATCAGGTAGAGTTATTTCTTCTGTCTTAAATTCAACTCATAAATTATATAATGAAGCATAAAGTTTTCATCATGATAATTTAAAGAATATTCACATATAAGGAGCTGATCATCAATTCATTACTCATAAACCCCACCATCTAACTCCATTTTGTTTATCAGGCAACATTAATGCTGTTGAATATAAATGTCATCTATTAGGTTGATATCTAGGAGAATTTCTAGATTGCATAACTGAATAATTTCAGGCAGTTGCACCAGATTTAATTACAGCAGTTCAATTTAAACTAATTATATTTACAGAACTATATGCTATTATTTCTACTCAATTTTCATATGTTCTCCATATTCTAAATGGAATTTCAGTAGTCCACATTCAATGAAATAGAGAATAGTCAAATGTCATTTTAGCTCATCCCCAAGCATTTGCTCATAAATCTGTTCTAACTAGATTTCAAGCATAAGGAACAACCCTAACTGCAGATATTCAGGTAGACAATCTTTTCAGTCTATCATATTCTAATTGATCTCTTATTTCAAGTGTCATAATTAAGCATTAGCAGGTAAAGATGGTATTAATTCTTCTTGTGGTGTTACTTGATTTTCAGGAGCAAACATTGCTTCATGTTGTTGCATATGTTGGATAAGCAATTGACTTTGTGGTCATTCTCATATTTCTCATAACATAGCTCCATGTATAGCTAAATGTATCTCATGATTTTCAGCTTGTTGAGCTACTATATTTGCTCATTCAAGTAATTTTTGATTTTCTAATTCTGCATGTTTAGCTTCAAGTCCTTCTTCTCAATCTTCTTGAGCTTCTTTCTCAGCTTGTTCAGCTTCATATTGATTCATTATAACTTCAGTATTTCCAAGTTTATACGAGTCTATAATTAATTTATCAGGTATTGCTACTCATAGTCATCTTAATTCTACTAGGTCTGCTCTAGCTTGTAGGTCACTAAATGCAGAACCTGGGACAATTTCAACTTCTATATTTTTGATAGGTTTTATTTCTATGATATCATTTCATAGTTTTTGTCCTGAAGCTTCTTCTACTATTTTTTTAACTTCTGATCATACTATTCTTTCAGTTCATTCATCAGTATCTAGTTCTCTTAAATTATAAAATTTACTTCATAGGACTAATATTCTATAAGCCATTTCTTCCATGAAAGTTTTAAGATTATCTACTGGTTCAGATACATTGTTATTATCTGAAGCTTGTAGTTGTGCAATTGCAACTCATGAAAGAGCTGAACCTGATAGCCTACCTGTTGATTCTGAGTGGATACCTCATAAATCTTCCATTAGTCTTTCAGTTTCATTCATATGGATATTAACTTCTTGTGGAAGATTACCTGAATCCATTAATGTTGGTTTACTACCTGTATATTCTACAACTTGTCCATTTCTTCATTTAATAACAGAGAATTTTGAACCTTTAGATACCATATATCTACCTTTCGCAAATTTTTCTAACCAATCTGCTCTATTAGAATATCATTCATCCAAAGCTTTATTTAATTGGATTAGTGGATCAATCCATGCAGGAGAATATAAAAGTCCTTTATTTCTTTCAGGTTGGTATGCTAATAATGGGAATTGGTCATCATCAGTCATTTCATCTCTTATAATTATTTGTCCTACTTTAGTGATAATTCTAACTTTTACTTTTTGATCAGGATTATTGATTTGGTCTTCTTCAGGAGAAATATTGTCTTCAATTTTTTTACTTCATTTGTCCTTTACGTTTTGCATAATATATAGTTCTTGTACTATTGCAGAACCATTTTCATCGATAGGTATTTTATAATCTTGTTTAAGTAATGAGTCTTTATATTCGCTTTCAGCCATTCTAGTGTCAGCTTCAATATTTTTCACATCATCTTTAAAATCTCATTGATTATACAATGAGCTATTTTTAATATCATCGAGAGATTTTCTTATTGTTCTAATTATATATTTTCATACAAAAACAGGTCATTCTAATCTACCATCAGGAGAAGTATAAATATTGAAAGGATCTTCTATAAATATATCTATATCCTTTTTTCTATTATCATAACCAACAAAAGTCCATGCTAACGTTTTAGTTAATGAATGGGTTAATAAGTCTTTTAGTTTATCTTTCAGGTGGTCTTCTTTATATACTGCTTGCAATAATGCTCATGAAACCTTTTTTTCTTCAGGAGTTATTCTTTGAGTTCTTGAACTAGTTGGATGCCATCTTGGATCATTTTTCAGGATCATATTTCTAACTCATCTAACTATCTTTCTAACTTTTCAAATAGTATATTCACTATCTGATGTTTTAGGTAAAGTAGTTAATTGTTTAGTAGTTGTATCATAAACAACTCTATGATTTCATTCATAAAAGTTTTCATTCACGAAACTTCTAATTTCCCATGTGCTTTTATAATCTTTTGATTCTAATAAAAAGTCATCAAACTTACTTATTATATCTTTATATGAGTCCTGTTTTGTGCTATTCATAGTATCCTATTTTATCAATTAAAGTTTTCAGTAGTTGGTTTACCTCATAACGCTCAATTATATAGATGGTTAGGATCTATTTTTACATTTCTTAAATCATCATCTGTCATTGTTCAGATGTCTTGGAATCTTTCATTTTGTCATACTTGAATTTTATTTTCAGTTTCTGAATCTTCCATTATATACTCTTGAAGATTATCTGCTTTAAGTAGTTTTGCAATATTTTCTAATGTATTTAATAATTTATACACGATAAATCATAATATTCAAACTATTAATACAATTGCTATTATTAATGCTATTTCCATTGTTCTAAATTTTTATACAACTAACAATATTCTTCCCTAGTATATCAGTCTAACAGGTTTTCTGTTTGCTGTTTTTCTTCATTTCATACTTTCAATTGTAATATATCTTTATTTCTCAAACTTTCAAGTCTTTCATCTGATAATTCATATTTTTCATCATATTCTAGAAGATTTGGTTCTACTAATATTCAATGATATCATATCATATCTGCCATTAGTAAATCATCATGATTTGGAGCTATGGCATTAGGTCTATTATTTTTATCATAAACATATGTAAGGATTTCTGAGTATAGGTCTGCAGTTATATTTATGGCTCATTTATATAAAGCTCATCTATATTGTCTTATCAATAAATCTTTACTTTTTTGTGTAGTTCTGAATCAATATTTAAATATTTGATTATCTTCTCATACCATTTTATCATTTCTTCTTTCTACTAGCATTCTTTCATGGAACCATGAATATTTTTTACATTCGTTTATAAAAGCTAGTCACACATTATTTTCAGGTAGAACATTTCATACATATTCTCATCCTAAGTCTTTATAGTTAAATAGCCAATCTAATTTTTTAGCTAGCATTTCTTCTCATACTTTTGCTTTATATGTAGCTACGATATTTCATTCGGTATTTCTAACTGATATAGCTGAGAAATCCCCTTTAACTCATCATTCTGCCATATCAACTGCGAATATTAGTTTATCTTGAGCTCTTTCATATATTTTCCATCATTCTATTTCTTTTATAGGTTTAACTATTCTATATTTTAATGCAGGATCGAATACTGTTACTCATGAAGACACGAATGCTCATTCGATTGTAGTAGGATTTTCTTGTTCGAATAATTTATGTCAATTTTCTCATAAAACTTCTGCATCATGGATTTTTGTTCTTCTCCATCTTAATTGTTCTAGAGTTAGATCATAATTTTCTTTAAGTTGAGCTTCTTCGGTATCTAAAAGCATTTCTTCTCACTCCTTTAACCTTTCTACATTTCTTTCTTCAATATACCATGGATAAAATAATAGTTTATAAGATCCATTACCATTTTTTGCTTGCATACAGGCATTATAGAATACATTTCATATACCATTTGCTGTAGTTTCTATTGTTATTCTAGTTTTTCTGAATTGGTCAATAGCCAATTTTAATTTAACTTGTTTTTCTGATTCTATAAATGCAAATTCTGATATATGTAATCTTGTTGGAGTTTGTCAACGCACATCAAGTCAGATTTTTAGTCTATTGTTTAATATTTTTCAGGATTGAGTTTTTGCGAATGC